TAAAACTAATTGTTCTGTGTTGCAAGAAGAAAACAGTGAAGCAGATGATTTAATTGCTCGTTGGATACATAATCATCCTGATAATAGCCATGTAATTGTTAGCAGTGATAGTGATTTTTATCAATTAATTAATGATAAAGTGAGTATGTATAACGGCATCACTAATCAGCATATTACTATTAATGGTATCTATGATGATAAAGGTGATGTTGTAATGGATAAAAAAACAAATGCTCACAAAGTTATTGCCGACCCAGAGTATATATTGTTTGAAAAATGTGTGCGAGGAGATACCAGTGACAATATTTTTAGTGCGTATCCTGGTGCTCGCAAGAAAGGTAGCCGCAATAAGATAGGCATTAACGAAGCATTTGACGACAAAGACAATCAAGGTTTTGCTTGGAATAATTTTATGTTACAAAAATGGACAGATCATTTAGACATAGAGCACACAGTTCGAGACGATTATGAACGCAACCGAATACTTATAGATCTGTCATTACAGCCTTCAGAAATAAAAACTGCGTGTGATGCTAAAATTGTCGAAGCTGTACAGAAAGCACCAGTAAAACAAGTAGGAATGCATTTTATGAAGTTTTGTGGAAAACATGATTTACAACGAATGAGTGATTATGCACAAGATTACGCAGTTATGTTAAACAAGGAGTATACATAATGTTTGGGAGTACAAAAAAACCAAAAGTATTAGTAATAGGTGGTACAAGAGGAATAGGAAAGAATATCGTTGATCATTTTAATGGTGATAGTATTAGTAGACGCGGTACTGACCCAGGGTTTGATATTCGCAGTGCCGAAGACCGGCTAACAATTGCGAAACACAGTTTAAATTATGATTTAGTAGTTAATCACGCATACACTGGTTCACATGGTGTGCCAGATGCGACACTAGATGACGGGCCGGCAGATGTGTCACAAACATTTATGTTGAAAGCACTGTATGATGAATGGAAAGAAGCAAATCATAAAGGTTATCTTTTTAATAGTAGTAGCGATTCATCTATGTTATGGCGAATGAAGCCAGGCAAGGATGTAATCTATGCCGCAATGAAGGCCAGTCAAAATGCGGTAAGTCAATTTATTAGTAGGGACGTACAAGAAGCAAACGTCCGAATGCGATATACAAATATTATTTGGGGTATGCTTGACACAGAATTGTCACGAGTAAAGCCTCATTATAATAATGGTGTACGAGGTGATGATGTATGTAAATTAATTGAGACATTGTATAGTTTGCCACCCGACTGTTTGATACCATATTTTATTATGGAAGCAAGGTGGATCAATCATAAAAGTTTATAATAGGAGAATGAAATGCCATATATAAAATCAATAATTAAAGACAGATGGGTTGTGTATAGTGATGTCGGTGATTATGATGGTTTACTATTAAAAAATGAAGAAAAGTATGTCTATTATAATAAAAGTAATGGTATGAAACAGGAATCTAGACTAGAAAAATTTGGTTCCTATGACCAACTTTGCGATTATTTTGGATGTGATATTACTAATAATGAAATACGTAAATCAAATAGTAATAGCAACCACGGCGGTTTAATAAACAAAATTAAAGGATTTCCTTTAAATTTTGAAATGCCAATTATGATAGATGATGAGATGTTGCCTTTGTTTAAGAAAAGCAGAGCAAGTAATGTCATATATTGTGCAGGGTTTTATTGTATTAAAGGACCAGAAGGCTGGCGCAAAAGTTTTTGCCCAAAGAGAAGCACCCTTATTAGTTTGGAGGAATGGGAAGGACCGTTTGCTACTGAACTGGAAATGGTTAGCGTGTTAAATATAAAGAAGAAAGAAAATGTTGGATAAATTTCGCCATATTAGAAAATTAAATGGACTATACGATGTAGCCGTACATAATAAAAGTACAGAGATTCGTATTAGTACTGCTGATATAGGATTAGTCGTTTCTGATATTAACAAATTATTTGCATTATTGATTGCAGGAAACAAAACAGAAGAGTCAGATCAAATAAATGAACAATCCGATATTTTTATTGATGCTGGTAAATTCAGGAGTTAAATTATGTTAAAACGGATTGTATTTTTTAGTTTTTTATTATTAGTGCCAGGTATTACGTTGGCACACGATGCAAACGCAACCTTTCGCAATGCATATATAGACATTTACAACAAATCTATCGAGTCAGTAGTTACAGTAATGGTAGCCGCAGAGAGTACCATTACCAGAGAAATATTAGAAAATTTACCAACTGATTCGCCATTCAACAGATTATTTGAAGAGGACGGACAAGAAATAACTCCTCGAATATATGGTTCTGGTTCTGGATTTATTGTTAGTGAAGGCGGCCTAGTTTATACAAATCATCACGTAATAGCGGCAGAGAAACCTAGTATGGTAGTCACTTCGATTAATGTAGTATGGAAATCAGGTGAATATAGAACTGCTACTCTTATAGCAAGTGATCCTATTGCGGATTTTGCTATTTTACAAATAGATAAAGAAAATGAGGATGAAACTTTTGTTCCAGTGCCATTGGGTGACAGTGATAATATTACTCCAGGAACGATGGTGGCGGCAATAGGTAGTCCACTTGATCATGCGTTTAGTATTACCTCTGGTATTATAAGTGCAGTGGATAGAACATCCCGAAAAGGTAGATGGGTTACATATTTGCAAACAGATACAGTAATTAATAAAGGTAACAGTGGTGGACCGTTGTTTAATTTAGACGGTGAAGTTATTGGTATGAATACTTTGTTAGTTAGTCCTTCTGGTTTTTATATAGGTATTGGTTATGCAGTGCCATCGAATTTATTCCAAACAGTTGCTAGAACATTAATAGCATATGGCGAATATGTTAGGCCCTGGATGGGAGTTTCACTTGGCTCACCTAATGTAGAGTTTAAAGAGAAAATAGGGTTGGCAGCCGATACAATATCAATTGTATTGCTTGGAGTTTTACCAAACGGCCCAGCGGCGGCATCTGGATTACAAAAATATGATGTAATAAAACTAGTCGACGGGAAAGCATTAAATGTTAAAGAACTAATTGATATAACATCGGCGAGTGCGCCTGGTGATATTCTTAAGTTAGACATTCGACGAGTACACGACCTTGACACTGGTGAGTATGAAGATCTGACAATTATGTTAGTAATTGGCAGGATGCCCGACTCGGCTGAATTTTAAGCATTTATATTACGATATAGCACAAGTTGGGTAAATATTAAAAAGAAGACTTGTTCACCATATTGTATTTTTAATAGGAACGAAAACAAAAATGAAAGTAGAAATTTACAGTAAGGATTTTTGTGGATATTGTAATGCCGCAAAATCATTATTCGAATCACATGGCATAAATTATTTAGAACATCGCATAGGCTACGACGGTATTACTAGAGAAACCCTTTTACAAAAAGTTCCAGATGCACGAACAGTCCCTCAAATTTTTATTGATGATGAGTTAATTGGCGGTTACACTGCGTTGTCTTCTTGGCTAAAGGCTAGATAAGAATAAATGTAGAAATTCTCTTTTTTACTAGATATTTAGATAAATACTAATGAAATGGAGATTTAAATGAGCAGGCCTAAACCAGAAATTATTTTGTCCTATACGGACTCGCATACTTATAAAAAAGAAGAAGTATTACATGCTGATGCAATATGGGCGGTATTCTATGAGAACAAACCGATTAATTTGCGTAATTCAAATGCATTGGTTGACTACCCTGGCCCGAAGTATCGGAAAGTGTCCTTCAGTAATCCCGGACACGCTCATAATCTAGCGGAAAAACTAAATGAACGGTTTAATACAACTAGTTTTAAAGTATACAAATTAACGGATGGGGAGGTTCATGACGAGTAATAATGTCCCTGCCTGATATTCATTTGTTTGTAGCAAATAAGTTTATCGAAGAACAAGATCTCACATTAGAAATAGAAAAAAACGAACTAACGCATGGTGTAATATATGCATTGCTTTTTGATAATATAAGAATAAAAGATAATAAGCCATTTGGCTTACGATTAACTAAAGATGGTTACAAGTGGTTAAAAAATCACTATGATGTATATGAAGTAAAACTGAATAAGAAAAAACTCGTTAGTAAGCACCTCTTATATTTAGACAAATATTTAGAATTTCCATATTATATAGTAGAAGCACCTACCCCAAAAGCAACCTGGGGTCAAACAAACCTCTTACCGAAGCAAAATGTTAAATTATTACTATTTGCAGGAAAAGACACCTTAGAATTGCGGTTATTAGAAGGAAACATAGATAAGTGGGTAGAGAACCGTAAAACAGGCGAATTATTGAATATTAGCAAATCCTAATGAAAAAACCGCCCCTTAACTACCCAAACGAAGCGGTTTTTGTTGTAAAAAACCCACACTTTTAAAAAACGCCATTCTACGGGGGTATACACCCCTTTTTAAGGTTGACAATATACCAATACCGTGTATAATATATGTATAAACTACGAAAAATGGTACGACATATTGCAACCAAAAGTTCAGAAAATGCTTGAGATGGCGTTGCCAACTAAAGCAGATTATCGAAAAATGCCGTATAGACCTACCACACAAGATGCAACGGCTATCTTCACCGAACTTAATGAAATGGTGTTTGGTAGCATCCTTGACATACCACCTATTATTTTAAAACGACTTAGAAAATCGTGGGGATGGTGTTATGGGGAAACAGAATTACGGCACGGCAAACAATGGCCGATAACTATAGAAATCCAATTGTATCCATACTATCCGAGTGCTCATGTTTTTGTAGCAACACTAGCACACGAAATGGTGCATCATTGGCAGTGGTCTGTATATTCCGTTGAACGGGTAGCATTAGGAAAAGAGCCACTTATGAGCCACGGCCCTTCGTTCTATAAATGGCGATCAGCATTAGAAAAGCATAAAATCCTATTATCACGTAATTTTTAAGATTGACAAATATTCAACCTATTGTATAATGTATATACAATATAACTCACATTCAGACAAGAGGTAATACAGTGGTAGAAAATGCACTTGAAATTCGCACAGTACGAATCCGCGATGCCCGAGTAGAAATGCTTCGCGCAATGCGGCGGAAGCGGCCTGTGTTTGTATGGGGAGGCCCAGGAATTGGTAAATCAGATCTTGTTGATCAGATCACCGTTAGTATGGAAGGTTATATGATTGATTTGAGGCTTGCTCTTATGGAGCCAACTGATTTGCGAGGTATGCCTTATTACAATAAGGAGGCCAACAACATGAGTTGGGCGGCACCAGTAGATCTTCCGACGGAAGAGTTGGCCGCACAATATCCTGTCGTTGTTCTCTTTTTGGATGAACTTAATAGTGCTCCGCCAAGTGTACAGGCCGCGGCGTATCAGTTGATTCTGAATCGTAGGATTGGCACTTACAAATTGCCGGACAATGTTGTAGTGGTTGCCGCAGGCAATCGCGAGACGGACAAAGGCGTCACTTACAAAATGCCAAAACCGCTGGCTAACCGTTTTGTTCACTTGAATCTGGATGTTAATTTTGATGACTGGATGATGTGGGCAGCGGAAGCAAGGGTTCACGCAGATGTTGTAGGGTATCTATCGTTTGCTAAGGGAGATCTTTATAACTTCGATCCGCGTTCGCCAGACCATGCTTTTGCTAGTCCGCGAACCTGGGTGTTTGTGAGTGAGATGCTCGAAGATACCGCCGGTGATGATCCAATGTCTGATAGTCAAATGACCGATCTAATTGCTGGCACTGTTGGCGAGGGGATGGCTGTCAAGTTTATGAACCATCGATCGTTTGCGAGTGAATTGCCCAACCCATCAGACATATTGTCTGGTAAGGTGGAAGAGCTCAAGGTTAAGGAAGTGTCAGCACAGTACACCTTGACTGTAAATCTGTGTTATGAACTGGCGGATGCTCATAAGATTATGAAGAAGTCAAAGAAGTTGGACAAATGGCACAAGATGGCCGATAACTTCTTCTCTTTTATGATGGAGAATTTCCAGACAGAAATGGTTGTACTTGGTGCGAAGATTGCCCTAAGTACCTACAATTTACCGTTTGATACCAAAAAGTTGAAGACCTTCAAGGAATTCTACAACCGATATGGGCAGATGATTATTGATGCTTAATTGTTGCAGACCCTCTGTCTCAGGGCAGAGGGTTATTTTAAGATTGACAAAACTCACCAAACAGTGTATAGTATACGTGTAATGGAAAACTACGATATTCAACGTTGTCCACAACGAAGGCGATTAGTTAGTAGTCGCATACGCCTGCTAATTAATAAGCCGTGGTTTGGTAATATGATTACCCGACTGCCGTTAGTTGATGCAACCGACTATGGTTGGTGCCAGACTGCTGGCACAGATGCGCGATTCATTTACTACAATCGTGATTTTGTTGCTAAACTAAAAGATACAGAAATTGATTTTCTCTTTGGACACGAACTTTTGCATTGTGTATTCGAACACTTAACTCGACGCAATGATAGACATCCATTAATTTGGAACATCGCAAACGACTATGTTGTTAATGGTATCCTCGTAGAAGAAGGTGTAGGGGAACTGATTACTACTGTTAAGGCGTGCCATGATCGCAAGTATTATAATATGTTTTCCGAAGAAGTATATGACGACTTGATGGAAAATGATGTCACACAGTATACACTAGATGATTTGCTCGATCAGCATCTCGATGGTGAAGGTGGCGAGTGTCAAGAGACGCAGGCCAGTGGTGGGCCGAACAACGGTAAAGCATTTGGTCGAACAAACTCTGACAAAGACTCAGAAGAGGAAGTAGGAAAGAACGGTCCTCCGAAGTATTCTAAGGAAGAAAAGAAAAAGATTAAGGACGAATTTAAGAATGCAGTTATTCAGTCTGCCCAGGCCGCTGGTGCTGGTAATGTGCCTGCTGGTGTGCAACGGGTTATAAGAGACCTCACTAATCCTGTTATGGATTGGCGTGAACTGCTTGATACGCAAGTTCAGAGCATTGTTAAAGACGACTATACTTTTATGAAGCAGTCACGGCGTAGTTGGCATTCGGATGCTATATTGCCAGGTATGAATTATGCAGAGTCGATTGACATAGCAGTAGGACTTGATGCGAGTGGTAGCATCAGTGATAAGATGTTGCGTGATATGCTCAGTGAAGTTAAAGGTTGTATGTCGCAATATACAGACTTTACTATTACCGTGTTTACATTTGACACTAAAGTATATGGACACAAGGTATTTAATCCATGGAACATTGATGAGATTGATACATATGAAATCGAAGGCGGAGGTGGCACTGAGTTTGATGTTTGCTGGGATTTCATGAAAGAGAACGATATAGAACCCAAGAAGTTTATTATGTTCACAGATGGTTATCCGTGGAGTTCTTGGGGAGATGAAGATTACTGTGATACAATATTTGTTATCCACAGTTATCCAGATAAAAGTTTCGAAGCACCGTTTGGTCTTACTGCCCATTATGAGGAACCGAAAGGGCAAAGGGCAGTTACAATACAAAACGCGGCTTAACACAGTTTTCGCATACTGCGAAAGGGGAAGCCAGGCCCAATCTGGTAAAACAAAAGGTAAATTGTAAAATGACAACCAAGACAAATAAGGTGCTAACAGCACTACAGGAAGGCCAGGAACTAACCGCCGCGCAGATCTCTGCACGATGGAGAGTTGGTAACCCAGGGTCAGTTGTACAGACGCTTCGTTTCCGTGGTCACTCTGTTTATCTTAATACTCATACTGATACCAAGGGTCGAGTGACTCGTAAGTATCGAATGGGTTCGCCGTCAAAGCGTGTTGTAGCCGCCGGCTACCGTGCTATTGCTGAAGGCGTTGCATAAAGCAGGTAATCTATCGAAGGGGGCTTCGGCCCCCTTTGTGGATTTCATTATTACAGTTTAAAAGGAAATAGTAATGAGTTTATCTCGAAAAGAAAGACTGCTAGGAGCAGTTTTATTGATTTCAATAGCAATCCTGGTATCAGGATGTGCTGGCACTTATACCAAGCAGGACACAGGTACGGCGATAGGTGCAGTAACAGGCGGTGCGTTAGCATACGGACTAGGAAAAGACTCAAGCAACAAAGACATTTGGTTGATCCTTGGTGTTGCCGCTGGTGGTTTAATTGGTAATAATATTGGTGCTCAGTTAGATGAAAGGGACCGATTGCTTGCCGGACAGACAGTACAGCAGACATTAGAACGTGCGCCTGATCAGTCTGTGGGTTCTTGGAGTAATCCAAACACAGGACACTCAGGAACCGTTATTCCTACAGCAACTCGCATTGCTTCAACAGGACAACCGTGTAGAGAATTCACTACAACTGTAAGGATTGGTGGTGTTGATCAGCAGGGGTATGGTACTGCGTGTCGCCAGGCAGACGGCAGTTGGAAAATTGTTAATTAAAAAGGCATAAAGTAATGTCCACTATTAATTTTAGTATCGGTGGTTATGGTGCAGAAATTGCACAAGGCAGGATAACCAAGAAGGCGGCTGAGTTTTGGTTGTCAGACAAAATGTCAGACTACTTCTATGACTATGTTTATGGTCCGGATTACTTCAATGACGTATGGCCTGATGTTATAGTACCAAAATATGCCAAATTGAGTGAGTGGCATGAGCATGAAAATCGTGGCCACGAATGGGGAGCAACATTCGATGATTCCGCCCGGCTTACTATATCCAATGACGAAGGCGATCTTTTTTATGGAGGAGTAATGGAATTCATTGATGACCATGAGTTAGACGTTGAATCAGAAGAATGTTACCCTAACCCTAATGAGTATACATTGTGTAGTGGGAATTATGAAAAAGGTTCATTCTTTGAGGGTTCTATAGAAATTGATGGTGAGTTTGATCCTACGAAAGTTTCGTTTGGTATAGTTGAATTTCATAAAGATGATTTAATTAGGCGAGTGCTGTACGACGGCGAAGAAATAGACAATGATGGTAGTAACGGTACTGATGGCAAATCTTTAGATTTTGAAATTATAATACCGTGGGCGTAACATCAATTCAATATCAAACTAAAATACTGAATGTAGTTCAGCAGGTAATGTTTAAGAAACTTTTCAGAATGTGGTGCAAGGATAACAGTATAGACAGATACACCGTTGTTCAACAGCACGGCCCGCCGGACCCAACCGATCCACGTAGGCCTACGTGTACTAGTCGGCCGCGTAGGCTAACGATTACGTTTGATTTACCAGAAGATGCAGTTTTATTTAAATTAGCAAATCCACAATGGAACCAAATT